TGCTGCTGTGGGTGAGCCATAATTACCTCCCATAGTTCCTTGTACCATAGCCTGTAGTACGTCGGGAGTCAGTGGCATGTTTCCTGTAATTTGTGAATACATGCCCAATTGATCAGCCAAAGTCCCCGTCGGTAATCCCGGCGCATTCCCGGTTATTGGACCATTCCACGGCGTGGTGCCGGGAGCAAACATTGATCCACCGGCGGGTGCCGCTGCTGCTATCGCTGCGGCAGGCCCACCAGGATAGCCTGCATAACCTATCGGCGTGGTGCCACCAGGCCCATAGCTAGGCTGCATTGGTGCTCCACCTGTCCCATAACCAGCGGGATAACCGCCGGTAGCACCATACATCGGCATGGCGGGCACTTGTGCCGGGTTAACACCTAATAACCACCCCATAGCGCCGAGCGCACCAACACCCATCCCATACCAAGGAGATAACAGGCGTTGGGCATTCTGCATTGCCTGTTGTTGAATGGCTATAGCCGCCTGAGTCGCATCACTCGAAGTGCTCTGTGCCTGATCGGTAGCGGATTGTGACATGCCGCTGGACATAGCGGCACCGGCTACGGAGGCAATAATAGGGATAATCGCTTCCATAATAACTTACCTAAACTGGATTGCCTTGGGCATTCACCCAAACATCTGGATTTATCGATTTCAACCAAACGGGATAACCCTTTGTGGTATCAAAATACGCCATTCCAACCCATCGTGTGGCGAGACTACCACTAGGCGCTTTGGTGGGGCGCAATGATGATGGGCCAGACGTTTTGGCTTGGTGTTGAAAATAATCTATCGTTTGCAGCCATTGTGAAAATGCTGGGGTGGCTTGATTATTTTCATCGACCAATTCATATAGTGGGACCGACTGTCGTAAATAAGCAGGAATAGTCATATCAATTTACTTCTGCGCCTAATAACGCCATATAAACAGGGTCATTAAGTGTCAACCGAATAACCCCATCTCTCATAGCGCCTAACCGCAACGCACGAACACGTGTTGTGTAGTTTCCAATACCGCCTAATGAAATTAATTGCCCTGATAAATAAGTAAAACCACCATCTTTAGACAACTCCAACAAGAGTTGCGGAGCTTGCACATTTTTAGATCCAACTTCCATTGCCAGTTGCAGTTCATTTACATATACACGCTCACCGTTATCATAGATATGCGCGCTTACTAGTTGTCTCTGTACAGCCGCACCATTCTCAGTGGCTATCTCTTTGTTAAGAGAATAGATGTTGCCCGCCATTGAATCGCCCAAATAAATAGTTCCAGTTACTGATGCTATCTGCCAAATCCGATAATAATTCATTCCGGCAGATGATAACTGGTACCAAACTGGCTGCTCTAGAAACTGACTCATAGTTAAGTCATACAGCCACGTAACTTTTTGAGTAGGAAAAGTAAGAATATAAAAAATATGCTCATCCATTTGCATAGCCTGTCCAATTGCATCAGTAACTGTTGAGTATTGAGTTAACTGCCTGTTTAGTTGTGGACTAGAGACAGGACTTACCGATGTGTTCCTAAGCCAATAGACCCTCATATCTCCATTAAAATTGGTTCCGAGGAAAAAGAAATTATCTTCTACCTGATCTATTGAAGCAGGTGCCAGTACACCAAGGTAAGTAGTAACACCTTGAGACCGTATAAACGGGAAGTCCAGCGATCCGCTACTGGTCCAGAATTCAATAGAATTACTCCCAAACAATCGTATCAATCCCCCACTAGCGAAAATGCTAACTAGGTTGTCAGTAAACTGTTCCTTCGATGCAAAAGATACAGGAGTCCACGTAGTACCATCATATTGATTGGAGACAAAGAACTGTCTGCTGGCTCCCTTACCAACCAAAAAATACCCATCCTGATAAGCAGCGCCAGTCGGCAACGGGGGGAAATTAGCATCGCTTATTTGCAAAAATACAGCGGTCTGAGTGTTATATATATATCCAGCAAAGCCATCTGTTAAAAATATCTGTACTGCATTATCTGTAAGGCTAACTGGCCCATTATTAGTAGCTAAAGTCCCTAAAATCGTAGCTACATTATTAGGTGGAGCAATAACATAAAACTTATTACTGGCAACTACATAGAGCAAATTGTTTAGTGTATATAGACAGCGGATAGTCCCAGCCAAGCCTGAAATATATGGGGCACCATATCCCGGCCAGCTATAAGCTACTACATTGCCTTTCCCTTGAGTCTGTATATTCTCTAAGTAGAAATTGGTGATCTGCGCGGTATCTACATAAGGATGTGTACCACCCGCCGATCCACCAAAGAAAGTCCACCGCCTAGCCATTAAGGACTATCTCGGTAAATGTTGTAGGTAGGCTTCCGCGCTTTCACACCAAGTTCGAACCCTAGATTCATACTAGGCATATTGACTGCCTTAATGTTTGCCTTAGCTTCCTGTGCGTTGCGTGCCACCGCTGGAGGGATAGGACGTTCAGGAAAGAATCCACTAAGTTCAATAGCTAAATTGTAAGTAAATGCTCTCTCATAACCTGGGGGGAAGGAAAGCGTCGTATTCAAAGCGGCAATAGATGTGAGTGGCGATAAGCAGTCAAAGTACACATTGTAGGCAAATAACGGCGTGGGCCAAATATAGACCGTCCCGTTGGGATAAGTAGCCTCATAGTAGAAGACATTGGGGATATCTGCATTCACTTGACTACCTGGCGTTTTCGTCCCTAATCGATCCCACTCGTGTAGATCCAGAATCTGCATAGGATAATCGTAACCATTGAAGTCACGAACGAATGGCACACCAATAATTCCGAAGGGACGAGCACCTGCCCAGGTACCGGTAGGACCTACCGTGTAGCTGTTGATATTTTGTTGTAGCGGAAAATTCTGGCGTAGATTCACATAACAAGGGAGACCTTCAATACTCCAGCTATCGATCATGGAGTTCCACATCGCCAATGCGTCTATCACTAGACTTGCGCCTGGGGTCTCTGTCTCACTCAACACTCCTAACAAGCGTAGACTACGATTAATAATCTCACCTGCGGCGCTCATTCTGACTCACCTTGCGTAATAACTTTCGGTTTGCGTCCACGACGTTTCTTAACCGGTTCATTTTGTCCATTATCGGCCATATCGGCTATATCGGCTATATCGGCTATATCGGCTATATCGGTATTATCGGCGATAGGCATGCCATAACCGATGGGCACAGTGATTGAGTCTGGCTGATCCGCTACACCCGTTAGTGGATTGATCCAACCTGACGGGTAGAGCTTGTACCCTAAAGCTAAAGCCGCGGCGACATCATCTTCGGAATTTGCCGCATAGCCATCCGTGTCCGTAATGTAAACCCAGCGCGGAAAATCACTCATTAGTTTTTACCTTTACATTTGCATGCTTCTGGAGGTATTCGAGGTACATCCCATCCCATGCCTTGCCACCAACATGTTTGAACCGAATACAAGGATCGATCCAGACATGCTCACCCATATCGGTCCACCGTTGCGTCAATTGGAGGTCCTCACCCCAGAAATCACCATTGATCAGACCGTCATTAAACAGCCAAGGTATTTCTTGATAACGACCGCCATCATTCGGTCGAATTCGTTCAGGATAGACCTCGAGCAGTTTCTCTATTGCTTCTCGGCGAATACGCAGAAATCCGGCCCCGCACCGAACAACCCGCAATAACCCGTCATCGACATGACAATCTCCATTTTCTTGAACATCCAACACAACATGGTTGAATTGCTCCTGCTCTACATCCGTCTTCTTAGGCGGTACACCGCCGACCATCAGTTGCGGATAAAATAGCAAACGAACGAATCCTTGCCAATCCCATCCTTGATCAGCATCAATAAAGAACAAAGTGCCGTAACTGCCTTCCAGGAACTGCTGGACTAGACTGTTACGGCACTTATCCATGAAGCAATCGCCCCCCTGGAAGGTGGCATCCGCCACGATATCCCTCTCTGCTAACTCACGCATCGTCTGTAGTAATGACACGACATAATCAGTACAGACTCGCTTGTCGAACGTGGGAGTAGCAATCAGTACTCTTCCAGGATGGGCAATATCTACCATATTAACTACCTGCAATCAGACCTAAAGTAGCCAATGCTTTCGCCGCTGCAGCCGATTGGTAGTCGAGTCCCGGAGCAATTTGTCTTGCGACATAAGAGCCGGCACTAGGGTAAGCTACAGCAGCCGCTATCAAATAAGTCTCAGCCGGCGGTGTAATAGCTGCCCCCGTGACATTTACAAAAGTGATACCCAATGTGTTAGCAGCACTGACACGACACCCGGCAATTCCCAAGCCAGTAGTAGCGGTTGGCTTATTCACCCAAACGATCTGCTGAGCGGTCAACCCTGTCACAGTAAATCCTTGCTCTGCTGTGGTATTGGCGGCTACTGCTGCGGGAGTCAAGGCGACCGAATAGACCACCGCTGTAGGTGGTTCTCCAGTTACCCGCAGCAAGGGAATTTGATAAATCTCGCTCGCTGTGGGAGTCAATGTGCCTGCTGTCGGATTGACAAAAGACACCCCAACTACGTTAACTGCACTGACCCTGACACCAGCAATACCCAAACCAGCTTGAGCTGAAGGCTTACTGACACCACCTATGCAAAAATCAGTGGCTAATACTCCACCAGTAACAGTAATCGCCTGTTCAGCGACAGTTACTGTCGCTACGCCACTAGGGGACGCCCCAATATTTGCGCCCAAGACGATTATGGGCGATGACGAGGGGAGGCCAGGC